GGTTTGAACAATGCATTGCTCATTCTTTTGAAATATCCATCTGTCTCATTAGGTATACATTCCTCGTCACTGTTTATTGAACCGTTACTATTATGATTTTCACTATCATCATCCTGACCATTGTTACTAGTTGACCGGGTCTCTTGGTTTTTTATCGATAAAGTTGAACCAGTTAGACTATCTGAACTGCTAGACTGACCGTGCTTTTTCTTTTCAATCCATCGATTATCGATATACTTCTGTGTTATTTTCGACTTATTTTCTAGTTTCTTCGATTGTTCTCGTAACATATACTTTTCTGGATTACGAAACATAGCATAAGACACTGCGTCATTAAAAAAATGATGTGATTGTTTCTCATGCAACGGTGGCGGCAATTCTATTTTATTCACCCATCCTCGTTTATGTCTCTTAGTATCATGTCGCTTATACACAATTAATTCGTCTTTATCTGCTAATAAATCATAAACAAGTTCGGATGGTTGTTCGGGTCTACTACGACTTTTTACTTTTTCGTATTCATTGAACTTTTCATCCATAAAATCTTTTCCTGTATACTTTCGTAAACTTCGATCGATCGATATCATTTTATAGACGTCAATGCTTATTTTGTAATATTCCTTATGCGTCGCTAACTCTATTTCCATCTTGTCTTGGTATTTCATAAACATCTCTATGCCCGTTATTATTCCACATACTAGTGAAATGCAACTACTTATGATAGATATATATCGCTGATCTAAATGTTCTTGTGTACCAACCGATGCAAATGTATTTATTCCACTGAGCACTATAATCGGTATTCTAAACCATTTAACCTGGCTTTTGCAATATTGATATTTGAACTTATGGTAGTTACTTAACTGTGAACAATTGATCCGCAGATTGTCCAGTACTCGTTCTATGTTATCCGACCATGTTTTTTCTATATTCATTACACCTGTGCTATTGTTGCCATCATTATTTGTTAGATTTTCATCCAGCATATATGTAATATATAGTGGATTTATTATATATTTTCTTTTGGAACACATTGCCGACAACTACCAATTTGCATTAGTCAAACGATTGTAATAGAGCTCACAATCATGTTCTGCTACACTCCAACACGTTAACAATGTCTCGTCATACCATCCACGCAATGTATCTCGGTCAAACAGATCAAACTTGTCGTCAAACAAACGAATATTATGTCCGACATGATAATAACGATATAATGGGAATGCTGTTACAATATCACGATTATTTGTAATACGATAATGTGTCAAATTCGTTTTCTGCTCAAATGCTTGTTTCCATTCATAATTTCCTACACGAGGACTGGCAAACGATATAACAGTAACTTGATTATCTATCTCATTTGATAACATATACCCGAATAAAGTAGATAGTGCACCTCCCAAACTATGTCCGGTTACATACACTGCATAATCTGGATGTTCCATCAACAACTCTTTTAATTTCTCCATAAGTTTCTCATATGTTTTGTTATCAGTGAGTTGCTTATGGAACCCGCTATGGACACTTATTTTATCGGTTAGCTTATGTTTGAATATCATTAGATCGTAATACCAATCGGATTTTGATTCGCTACCACGAAATACAACACTAATGCGTTTATTCAATTCACTTACAGTAACCCCTACTTGGAGGTCAGTTTCTTCATCATTGATAAATGCTGCTAATTTGCCATTTGGAATATTATTCGCAATATCCTCCAATACACCTTTTCGAGTTTCATTCAAGTTTAACTTGTCAAAACCACCACTCTGCTTCATTTTATCCACGAATGTCTCCACTGTCATGTTGTCGTCCGTTAGAGAAATATCCTTACCGTAATTATACACTAACATTGTAACACGTAACATGTCCATCACTGATGCATAAGAAATGCTATTTAATACTTCGCTGTTTGAGAATTCAGACATCTTATACAATACCATTCGATTATTATTGGCTAAAATATTATATTAGCCAATAGTATAATGTATACTGATTTAGGGACACCAGGTGGTTATGCTCATATACTGAACGGTACTATACTATTTACAGTTGTATTATTTGTAATATTCAATGTATCAAATATTCAGAATATAGACATCTACAAAAAAATAACACTGCTTTTGTTGATTAGTATTTCAATCGGAATACATGGTATATCGCATCTCTGGTTGGACAGTACCTATAACTTGAACGACGGGTCTAGATGCAATAGATGCCCAAAGCGTGTGAGATTTTCGATCTAGGTTATAGTATTAGATGTTACTAGTTGTAAGGTAACATCTAATATGCGATTTCTAAAATTCAGGTTCATGTTTTTTAAATAGACATCCTTGTTTTGATAAGTTGTGAATAGTAGTTATCATATTGGGGTCTTGATAGCAAGATACATCCATCCAAATTTTTATAATACAAAAGTTTTTTTTGGGTGATATAGTAATACCAGTTACCTGTTTGCTATGTTCATTATCTATACATAATGTTTCCCCACATAGCAAACTGAATAAATTTTTCCATACCTCTGGTGCGTGTTTATTAATTATTTTATATGAAAAACATCCACCATTTCTGTTCTGGGGATCCTCCCACATGGGTGTAATACCTTCCCGCATTACAAACAACATACAGTTCTTAATAATGTTATCGTGGATCTTGTCGTTTAATTGTATAACTTTCTCGGCAGTGTCAATCTCACTCATAATTACAGAATAACTGGACAATTCCCAGCTCTTATCGTGTGGTAAATGGTAATACATATTCCATTTACCATTCAAGTTATGTTGTTGGGTAGGACTACTCACTGTATCCATTGTGATTACACCCGTAAAATATATATAGAAATTTCTTTATATGTATTTATTTTTATTATTGAATAATATTATCGTTGCTATCCTTCTCTGATAGATTTTCGTCTGTATTGCTATCACTAGTTTCATCATCTTCGGACAATGTTCCAAAACTAGACATTATATTTCGTTCAATTTGAGGCGGCACTGACCTATCAGTATCTGACGTTTCCTCTCTCTGGTCAGCGGTTTCTGATATATCAGACCCAGCTTCACTATTATTTGATATAGTATCTTCTTCCTCCGGTTCACTGACCTCCTCTGTTGGTTCATTACACAGAGTGTCATCTGGGTATATAGTGATAACCTCGTAACCCATTCTTTTAATGTTGATATACTGATTTGCCTTTATCTTCACCATAGTAATCGTGGTATCCAATAGCTTTATGACATAGTTATTATCAAATGTATATTCCTGGTCTTGATGTTCTAAATATCTTCGCACAAATGTCGCCGATAATATATGATTGTTTGCAATATACATATTGGTCGGTAATTCGATTACAATCCCTTTTGACATTGATGGATGTGTGTATTCAATACTCAAAAACACATTCTTGCCTTCCGTTGTAGGCAACAAGCGCTCGGTCTTTGGTGTGTCTATATCTGTATGAAAAAATGACGAATACATGTATTTGTTTCCGATCTTCATCGTTACCAAGGTCTCTAATGAATTTGGTATGCATTTAGATGACGCTATATCACAAATTCGATCCAATCCTCTCTTATATAGATCAGTGGCCGTTTCGTTATCTGTTGTGAAATAATGATACTTTTCCGTGTATTCATAATCGTCTCCTAGGAAAATATCCATATCATTGTTCGTAATGTTCGAAACGGATATCCAATTATTACACAGTGGTTCGATTGAATATCCCATTATACATGCACGGCAATAGTCATGTACATATACACACGCATCTGTATAATGACGGATAATTGGATAGGTATTATACATGTGCTTTGCCTTTACATCCACCTTACTCTTTATCATCAAACATGTTGTCGCAATACTAACCATAATTTCGCTTAATTTAATTTCATTTAGATTTCCTACCATTATATTGAACGTTTCTAATATGTAGCTAAACGCTGATCCCATTATGATGAATAACATTTCGGTGATGCTATTCATTCTCCACGGTATATACATATCATACGTGATTATATTTATATTTCTTTCATAAATTACATAAACCGAAAGAAAAATATTATTATAATATAAATATAACTATGGTAAAATCAACCCGTGGATTGTTCGTGTTTCATCGTGATCTCCGCATTGAAGACAATCGGGGAATAAATCGAGCAACGGAAATGTCAGACGAATTGTATACTTGTTTCATATTTACACCCGAACAGGTTGGACAAGCAAATGTATACCGGTCTGACAACGCTATACAGTTTATGATAGAAAGTTTGATTGAACTAAATTCGAATATAAAAAGTAAAGGTGGAGAACTTATGTGTTACTATGGTGATCAAATAACCATTTTAAGGTCAATTATTCAGGTTCTCGGGATTACTGCTATATATTTTAATCGGGATTATAGTCCATATGCGGTGAAACGCGACGAGGCGACACAGAAACTCTGCAATGATCTGGGCGTGGTATGCACGACGTTCTCTGATTATTACTTATATGAGCCAGGTACGGTAGTGTCCGACGGTAGCAATATGGCCTATAAGAAATATACGCCCTTTTATAACAAGGTTATTCAAAATGATGTCAAAGATACTCGAATAAAGCGTGTTTTTAACTTTGGTAAATATACAGGTTCTCGTATATCAAATAAAATTTCTTTACAAGAAGCTGCAAAACGGTTTACCGATCCAAATAAGGATATTCTTGTCCACGGCGGACGGACCCGGGGGAAATTGTTGTTAACAATGGCACTACGAGACCAATCGGATTACGATGAAAGGCGGGATTTCTTTACTCACCAAACTACCCATTTGTCTGCCTATATCAAGTTTGGATGTATTTCTATACGTGAGGTCTACCATGATGTCAAACGTAAGTTTGGTATTAATCACGGCATTATAAGAGAACTTATATGGCGAGAATTCTTTGCCCATGTTCTCTTTGCTTATCCCGAAGTAGTTGGTCTTTCGTATCAACCCAAATTCCGTAAAATACAGTGGAGTAATAATCAAACTAATATTGAGAAATGGAAGGTAGGACTAACTGGATATCCTCTGGTAGATGCTTGTATGAGACAAATGAATACAACGGGGTATATGCACAATCGTGGACGAATGACAGTGGCTAGTTTCTTGATCAAAACATTATTGATTGACTGGCGCATTGGAGAACAATACTTTGCACAACAACTAACTGATTACGATATTGCTTCTAACAATGGCAATTGGCAGGGCATTAGTGGGACTGGTGTTGATATGAAACCGTATTTTCGCGATATGAACCCTTGGATACAAAGTTATAAATATGATATCCGATCCGAGTACATAAAAAAATGGGTACCCGAACTTGCCTACGTCGACCCTTCTGATATTCATAAATGGGATACAATGTGCGAGAACCCCAAATACAAACACATTAAATACCCAAAACCTATCGTAAACTACGATGAACAAAAAGTGAAAATGCTGGCGATGTACAAGAGGGCACTGTGATTGGTACTACATAAAATTGAATACTTTTTTTTACGTAGTAACGATATCAAATTACAACAACAATGAATGCAATCGATAACACAGATAGTACGACATATTACAAAAATGTCTACGCAGATCCTCCTCCTATCGAGACAGCCCAGAAATCTATCGATTATATAATGATGATAATCCACCTGATTAATCTGCACCCGCAGTATCAACGAGACGCTGTATGGCCACCGGAGAAGTTTTGTTCCTTCTTGACATCTTTATACTACAATGGTCATGCTGCGATGACGTTGACATTATGCGATACAATGGGTCAGGATAATAAATACGAGTACGAAACAATTGACGGACAGCACCGACTTCTTGCACTCTGGCATTTTAGACATTCGAAACCACTTGACCATATTAAAAATATAGCTAACAATATGGTATATATTAATATAAACGGGTCAAATGCAGTATTATTCTACGATGAGAACGAGCACACCAAAGCCTGGTGCAAATTAAACAGCCGGAACGCTGTATATATGACCAGTGATAAATATGATCCCTACCAACGAAAAAAATTCTTAGGAATTAACCTAATAGTGGTCGTACATAAATATCTTATGACCGATGCTAAAAAGAAAGCCGCATTCATTTCATTACAACAGGGCGTTAAAGTAACTAACAGTGATCTGTACCGTAACATGGAGTTACCTTTACTCAATATGATCTACAATGAGAAGTTAGAAGACTTATTTAAGAATATGCTCAATGTCATGAGTGTAGCTCCTGTAAAATATCGGATACAGTTTCTGGTACGTCTCTACCATATTTCCAGTGTTCCAACTAATATATATGACCATATGTTTACAATGACCGATAGTGTGCTTACCAAAGCATTGAAGAAGGGCGACAGTAAGTATTTTGTGATAGCTGATGACAAGTGTGGTACTAAGTTTACGCGAGATATGGAAAGAATGGTTACGTTTGCAGTAGATCACGAGGATAAAAACGTGAAATTACCCCCAATCGCTTTCTATGCTATCTTCTGCATTCTCTCTTCTATGACCGATGAAGAATATATCATGAAATATCCTATAATTAAAAGCTATACGTCTTCATTGACCAGTGATGGTTTCATTTCGAGTTTCTTTGCCAGAGTAGATCGTCAGCTTGAAGTAGATAAGAAAATTGTGAAAACCCTATGGGAGAGAAAAAACATACATAATACCATTTATAAAAAACGTAATATATATCAAATTGCGTTTGACTTACTAACTTCCTACACGGTACCGCTTATTACTAAACCGAAAATATCTAGAAGAAAGCCTCTATCGAAA